TTTTTTATATCTTTAATGTCATTTAAAAAAAATAAATATATAATTATAAAACAAGCTATCGATAAAGATTTAGCTTTATTCTTGTACAATTATTTTCATATGAAAAGACAGGTATTAGATACTTGTCGTAATGAAAGATTTATATCTCCTTACGAAACATTCTTAGGTGAGTATGAAGGAGCTAACAGTCAAATCCCACATACTTATTCAAACTATGCTGATATAGCTATGGAAACTTTAATGCTTAAATGTCAACCTGTCATGGAAAAAACTACGGGATTAAAATTATATCCGGCATATACATATGCAAGAATTTATAAAAAAGGCGATATTCTTAAACGACACAAAGATAGATTTAGTTGTGAAATATCTACAACCATGAATTTAGGTGGTGATGATTGGGCTATTTATTTAAACCCTAATCCCAAAGCTGGTTATGTATATGGTCCACATTTTGGTCAGCATGGTACACAAAAATATTCTCCAACAAAAGACAAAGGGATTAAAATAAATTTAAAACCAGGCGATATGTTGGTTTATTCTGGTTGCGAATTGGAACATTGGAGAGAACAGTTTAAAGGTAAAGATTGTGCTCAGGTGTTTCTTCACTACAATAATAAAAAAACTCCAGGGTCTAAAGATAACATGTTTGACAAACGCCCACATTTAGGTCTTCCATCCTGGTTTAAACGATGATATAAGCCCTATGATGAAGGCAGTAACCCACCATACCTACTGCCTTCTTTATAGGAATTTTATATGTTACAAAAATTAGGTTTTGTTCCAGGATTTAACAAACAAGTTACCGAAACAGGGGCCGAAGGTCAATGGTTTGACGGTGATAATGTTCGTTTTAGATACGGGTCTCCTGAAAAAATAGGAGGTTGGTCTCAATTAGGTGAAGATAAACTAACCGGTGCCGCAAGAGCCATCCATCATTGGGATGATAATGGAGGTATTAAATACGCTGCGCTAGGAACCAATAGAATTTTATATGTATATTCCGGTGGTATTTATTATGACATTCATCCAATTAGGGTAACATTAACCGGAGCTAATTTTACAAGTACATTAAACAGTCCAACAGTTACAGTAACATGTACTGGGGCTCATGGTTTGCTAGAAGACGATATTATAAAATTTGGTACAGTTACTGGATTAAGTAACTCTACTTTTACCAATGCATCTTTTACAGACAATAAATTTATGGTTACCGCTGTCCCAAGTACGACAACGTTTCAAATTACAATGGATGCTAATGAGACAGGGACTCCTTTAAGTACTGCAGGATCTGCTTCTATTCTTTGTTACTATAGTGTCGGACCTTCACAACAACTTGGTGGATTTGGTTTTGGTGCTGGTTTATTTGGAGGTACAAGTATTGGTGCATCAACAACTACACTACAAACCGCTTTAACAGATACAACAAATAAAACTATAGTTTTAAACAATAGCTCAGCGTTTCCGGCAACAGGGACAATACAAATAGGAACAGAGTTTATTACGTACACAAGTAATAATACAACAACAAATACTTTAACGGGTGGAGCTAGGGGTGTTGATGGAACAACAGCTGCAACACACAATGCTGGAGATACAATTACAAATATTTCTGAGTATGCTGGATGGGGTGATCCTGCTTCTTCTGACTTTACTATTGATCCTGGTCTTTGGATTTTAGATAATTTTGGTACAAAATTAATTGCACTTATTTATAATAGTAAATGTTTTGAATGGGATGCTTCGGGCGCTAATGCAGTTAATACAAGAGCTACACTACTTGCTAATGCACCTACTGCATCTCGTCATGTATTGGTATCTACGCCAGATAGACATTTAGTATTTTTTGGAACTGAAACTAGTGTTGGGGATCCTTTAACTCAAGATGACATGTTTATAAGATTTTCTGACCAAGAAAGTATTGATGGTACAGATTCTTATACAGTTAGGGCTGAAAATACAGCAGGTACACAAAGACTTGCGGATGGTTCTAAAATTATGGGAGCTATTAAAGGTAGGGATGCAATATATGTTTGGACAGATACTGCGTTATTTTTAATGAAATTTGTAGGGCAACCTTTTACATTTGCATTTGAACAGGTTGGAACTAATTGTGGATTGTTTGGTAAGAATGCTTGTGTTGAAGTAGATGGTTCGGCTTACTGGATGTCCGAAAATGGTTTCTTTACTTATGATGGTCAATTAAAATCTATGCCATGTCTGGTAGAAGATTACGTCTACGACAATATTAATGATACCTCAAGAGATTTAATTAACTGTGGTTTAAATAATTTATTTGGAGAAATAAATTGGTTTTATTGTAGTGCTTCATCAAATGCAGTGGATAGAGTAGTTACTTATAACTACCTTGATTCATCTCGTGAACGTCCAATTTGGACTACAGGAAGTTTACCAAGAGCGGCTTGGCAAGATTCTGCTGTATTTAATAGACCTCATGCAACTTTTTATAACCCTTCGGATAACGCATCTACAGATTGCACTGGTAATACGGATGGAACTACTATATACTATAACCAGGAAACAGGGACCGATCAAATAAATGCTGGTGGTAATGTTACTGCCATACAAGCTAACATATTATCAGGTGATTTCGATATTACTCAAAAAAGAAGTAATGCAGGTCAAACAGTAGGAACCCCTGATCTTAGAGGAGATGGTGAATACATTATGAGAGTTAGTAGATTTATACCAGATTTTATTGAGCAAACCGGTACAACTCAAGTTAGTTTTACAACTAGAGCATATCCAAACAGCACACCGGTAACTACAACTTTCCCAATTGATCCAACTACTACTTTTAAAAGTACTAGAATAAGAGCAAGGTCTGTGGCGTTAAAGGTATCAAACACAGGAACTAATCAGGATTGGAAGCTAGGTACATTTAGATTAGACATTGCACCAGGAGGAATGAGATAATGGCAACAGATAAAAAAATAAATTATGAAATGCAAGGCAATGAAAAACCTGCAAGAAATTACTTAGGTAAACAAAAAACCGTAACTGTTCCTGTTAAGTGGCAATCTAATCCTAAGGCTCCTAAAACAGAATTAGCTTACATAACAAAAGCAGAAAAAAATTTATTAATTAAAAACGATATACACGGTTCATTAAAGAAAGGTCCTAATACGGGTCCTTCAGGCATTATGTCATTAGACTCACAAGGAGATTACACTAGAGATAGAAGCGTCGACAACGCAGCTAATTCTTCTGATAGAGCTACTAGTGAACGGGGAAAAAGAGCTGAGGGTAATCTGCAAAATATTTTAACAGGTAATGTAAGCACAGGTCAAACATCTGCAGTCAGTGATAGAGCAAGAAGAGGGGCTATGCCTGAAGTTGCTTATGGTCCAGATGGTAGAGCAAAAATGATGTATGCACAAAAAGCTGCAAGTAATCCACAAGGGTTTTTAGGTAGGTTATTTTCTGGAAACAATGAATATGGTTATAGAGATACCTATAATAACAGAGGCGGCTTTATGGGTTTTGGTGGACAAAACGATGTTCAATTTAATCCTGAGACAGGACGATATGAATTTGAAGAAGAAGAAACAGGCGATGTTAAACCGGGAAGAGGTGGACAGATACTGGGTGGACTAGCTGGTTTACTTACAGGCATGCCTGGAGTAGGGGGTTTTATTGGACGTGGAATAGATAGGTTTAAACCTAAAAGCTATATGCAAAAACAAACTCCAGAAGAACTTTCTAGAATGAGGGGTTTACAAATGATTGATGGTCAATTGGTTGATACAAGAATGTTAGATTTTGATCCTAATGCACAAATAAATCAAGACACAAGTGGGATTGATAATAGTTTGGCATTAAACAGTTTTAATAAACAACCAGATAATACCAATAAAGGTATACCTTACACTAATAAATTTACAACGAGTGGTAATAGTTATCCAGTTAATCAAGTTTTTACTGACGACATGACAACTTATACCAATGCTATGGAACAAGGAAACGAGATTGGTGACGACGAACAAATGTATATTGATAATCAAATTGCAGCTAAAAGATTTCCATAATGGCTAAAATTGTACAATCA